TCTCGAGGCCTCAACATCCGCTTCCTTCCTTTCACAAAGAAGTGAAGGCGGCGCAAGAGAACACATTCTCCGATTCCTCAGACGGAAATACGGGCATGAAGCCTGTTATCCCATCTTAGAGGAAGATGACGAAAATGTGGTCCAAGAGAAGCGATTCTATAATCTATTCCTAAGGGAATATAACGATTATGAACTACTTCAGATGGTTGAGGTGTCTCCCGGGGTCGTTGTCGAGTATCGTGGAACACACGTACCTGACTTCGATACCCTGGTTGAGCACGCAAACAACTCACATACAAACGTGAGAGTTTGTGCCGTGTTGGAACCATTGAAAGTCAGACTAATATCAAAAGGCTGTAGCCTTAGATATTATGTCTCTAAGTTCTTCCAAAAAGGGATGTGGGAAAATTTACAAAGTTTTCCCTGTTTTTCCCCAACTGGAAGACCAATCGATAAGATTGATCTTCACGATCTCTTGGCCCGAGAAAAGATCTTAGGTGCCAAGATAGGAAGGGACTTATCGAAAGAGTTCGACAAGTGGGTCTCTGGTGATTACACCGGGGCAACGGATCACGTAGACATACGTATGACCATGGCAATTTTCGAGGAAATGATAGCAAAGTCTGATTACAATGACACTCTAAAAGAAGTTTTAAGAAGTGTTATTGGACCTCAAGGCTTATACTATCCTCCAGTCGAAAACCCTGATGACCCAGATGACTTCCCCACCAATGGTGTGGATGGGCCGCTTAGTCCTGTTATGCAACAGAACGGGCAGCTCATGGGCAGTACACTGAGCTTTCCAATACTTTGTTACATCAATCTGATGTCTTATCAGATGGCTTTGGAAGAGTATCTAAATGAAGAACTCGATCCCAAAGATCTCCCCGTATTAATTAACGGCGACGATATCTTGTTTAAGACAAATGACGATTTTTACGAAGTATGGAAAAAGTGGGTTGCACGAGTGGGATTTCATCTATCGCTTGGAAAGAATTACATTCATAAGAACATATTTACGATTAATAGCGAATGTTATAGCTATAACCGTAAAAGTAATTCTTTTAGCCGTCACGAATTCCTTAATTGTGGCTTGCTCATTGGAACAAGCAACAAAACAGGCAGACGAAATGTCCGTAACCTTCCCCTCTGGGATCTTTTTAACAAGACACTAGAGGGGTCCCAGGATCAGAGTAGAGCCAAGAGACGCTTTCTACATTATCATATAGACAAAATAAAGTACTATACGAGAATGGGAAGGCGACCTGGGTTCTTCAACCTATTCCTACCTACTCTACGTGGAGGTTTAGGTTTCAAACTCTGGGATTCACCAGAAAAGTGTGACATCAAGGTAACGAGAACTCAAAGAAAGTTCGCGACATTGCTCGATGACGAGTTTTGTGAATCGGTCAGGGAGAATGACGTACCAAAAGGCCTAGCCTTAGGTTTAGTCAGTAAGAAGGAGCATGTAAAGAACATAAAGCTCCCCACCAAATGGTGGCACCCCGTCCTCGAATCACAGCCCGCGATAGGGCCTTTAGAAGAAAACGTGTTTGCTTACCGGACCCCCATCTGGAGAATGCCAGCACTAACAAGTTCGTACGATATCGATAATCACGACTACCGCGTCAGAAAGCCTGATAAGCTTTATGCCGGTATGAAGGTTAAAGGTATCGAAAAGTATAAGAAATACTTGGAAATTGACGGTGAAACGAAAGTGTTTCACTCGATTCCCGAACTCGAAGGTGATGAAATATTCCAATGGGGAAGGAGACTCTGTAGAAGAAGAATAAACCAACGTAAGTCAGAAATGATTGACGAAACAACTGGAAAATTCACTTCAGAAGGAATCTCAGGCCTGGCTAGCCTTACAATCAACAATACAGCCATGGGGTTCATGGACTTAAATGGTCCAAAAAGGTGGAACAAGAGGAAAGGTGGTAACCCTGATACCAGTCATTGGAGAATATTCTCCGAAGACTGAGGAACAGGTGCCTCCTGTGAGTGCGTAATACTATACAATCTGTATTACACAAGTCTCGAAAATTGTGTTCAATTCTGTCATAAGCAGCCAACGGATGTCGTGCGTTCAGGATACGTGTAAAATCACGGATAATTCATTATCCCTGATTATGCATGGCTCCTGGCCGCATAGAGATTACCCAGATCCGAAAGGATTTAAAGTAACGACTAGGCGAAGTAGTGGTCAATATACAAGATATATTGTCCCACGGCTAGACTCGTTCATCTGTTGCGAAACCTGATTATAATTGCAGGTGATAGTTAATCTTAATCGTAACTTACTGTGAACTGATGCTAAATTGAACATAATTTTCCAGATTCGGTC